TAAAATAATTGCTCCCCTTCCATATCATCTTTTCTGCCAGCTATGTAATCTCCTAATTTAGGGATAGGTTTGTCTTCTCCTTCTTCAACAAATTTAAAATAACGTTGAATTAAATTAGATTTTTTTATTTTAGTCCCAATTATGGGCTTGACTTGTGAGTTATATTTTTCTACAAACATGGATATTGCATTTTCTATGTCTGCTTGATTTATAAACTTTTCAGCATTTTCAATCATGTAATTCTGGGACCTTTTTGCAAATATTTCTGCAAAACTTGGGTCGTCACTTACAAATACACTTTTTGCTTGCTTAGGTTTAAACGTAGAAAAATTAGCACTCGTGCCATGGTACATTACCTTGGGCGAGCCGTCCGGGTTTACAATTTTAGAGTCGCCGAACCATTGTTTAAACGGCTCTGTTTCTACCGGGGCGAACTGAAATCTTACTCCTCTTTCTGTGGGTCGTTTAAGCTTTGCTTGTTTTGATTCAACTGCTGACCTTGCAATTTCGGTAAACTCTGAGAAAACATCATCAAGTCGCTCTCGAATATCTTGTCTTGAGGGTCTGCTTTCTTGAAGCCTGCTGATAATAACATCTCTATCTCTTTGTCCTGCATGATTATAACTCCCTCCTCTGTCAAAATTAGGGTCATCTACGTTATACGTAGATTTAAATCCAAAAATCTCTGGTCTTCCAAAAACTTGGTCTTGAATAGAATTATAGAAGTCCAACATTTTTGTAGCGAATGTTATATCGCTTCCAGCCATTTGACCTTGTATATCTCCAAAGTTTATCACTGCCAATTGATTGGGTCTAGTTAAAGTAAATCCTATATCTGAGCCTGTAGCTTGTTTTAATTTTTCTGCAAATTGATTTGCTGAGTATCCCGGAGCCCCATCTACGTTTTCTTTTAAATTAAACACAAATCCAAGGGCATCTCTATCTCCTATATTGACAACGGGACGTAGGAATGGAACTGCGTCTTGTTTAAACACATATGCCATTGCACGGGAAAAATCTTCCGCGTCTCTAGTTGCTTGGTCTTTGTCTTTGTCGTTCTTAATTCTAATAATAAAATTAGGATTGATTGCCCCCTCATAAAGACCCTGACCTATATCAACTCTTAAGTCACTCTCTATACCTAATATATCTTTAATTCTTTCTACTGTAGGAAGTAAACTTTCATTTAGTTTCTTCTTCTCGCTTATAGAAAGATTGTAAAGTTGTTCGTATAAAGGTCTGTTAAATAAAGGTCCAAATTTATTTACTTTAAGTTTTGTTGATGGGAATATCTCTCCTGTTACAGCTTCTGTTCTGGCTAATAATTCGTTAGTAGGCTCTTTAAACTTTTCGCTAACAATTAAGTTGTCATTAGCTAGGATAGTTCCATAGTCCACTAAGGCTCTTTCCATAGCTATGCGAAGTTTTTCTTTTCTGCTTTTATTTTTGTGATATCCCTTTTCTATAAACTCTTTAAATATAGAATATGTTTTTTGTCTAACCCATGTTGCCGCCTGTATCTTGCGAGGAGGCAAACCTGTTAAATCAGATTGTAAGTCAACCAAACCTTCAGCTAAATCAAATTCAGCAGATGAAGGAGCGTCTTTATCAAACAACATTCTAGCCATATGAAGGTCTATGGTAGAGTCTTTTCCTCGTACCTCTTCAACCGCTTCCATAAAGTTTCTATAAAATGTGTTTGTTTTACGTCCACCAAATGGAAGTCCGTAATCTAAGAAGTCCTGTATAGCTTTATTTTGGGCTTTAGTTTTTACCCTTACAGGTTCTCCTTTAGCCCATTGATTCCAAGCTTTTACAGCGGCTCCCACGTTGTCTACAACTTCTGCTTGAGGGGAAGTCATAGCCAACACTTGGAAAAACTTATCTGTTAACACAGGGTCATTATCAAATGCTTTTAACACTTCTTTAGCTGAGTTTTCGTACCAATCTTTTCCTTTTATGCCTTGATTTAAAAACTTCTGTAACTTAGCTGAGGCTTTTTGAACTTTCTGTAGAGTGAACTTAGAATCGTCTTTTGATATTCTCTTGTTTACTCTCTCTACAAGCTCGTTTAAACGCTCTACAATTTGCTCATCCGTTAATACCTTTGGATTCTTATCTTTTTCTAACTGGAAGAATGCTTGTTCTGATGCTGACTCTGGGTCTCTTATTGACTCTGCAAATTCACCTCTAACAATACCGCTGAATATCTGGTCTGAAGATGTAAATCCAATACCATTGAAAGCATTTTTTATAGCTTCAAAGAAAGACTTTAATCTTTCTACAATACTTCTAATACCTCCAAATGGTTTTTGTCCGCCTTTATCCCCTTCAAATAAAACTCTGTCATACTCGGCAAAAGCTTCTGCTATGGCTTCTTCTCTTATAGCATCTGTGTCATCGCCGTACTCGCGTTTATATCGTTCTATCTGACCTTTGGATAAGTATTTGTCTATCCAAACTTCATCAGCTTTTTTCGTTAAAGCTTTCCATTGGCTATCTGTAAATGCTCCAAACTCTTTTAAAGCATGAATAACTTCGTGCTTCATGGTTTGCATAGGATTAGGGGCAGTTAAAGCAATATGGATAATTCTTTTTGCATAAGCTCCGTTTATTCCCTCTGCTAAGAAGTTGCCGTCTAGCTGATTCATTATATTAACAGCTACTTTTTCTAATCCGACTTTCTTTAAAACTTTTTCTAACTTGGTTTTTATTTCAGCTTTTTGTTTTTCATTAAGATTAACTGCATTTCTAACGTCTTCCTTAGTTTCTAAATCAAGACCGGTTCTTCTGTTAATCTCTTCTCTGGACGCTCTCTCTAGTTCGCCTTCTTTGTTAAGGTTATCTAGGTCTATGTTTTTTTGTAACTCAAGATTATCTTGGTTTCTCAGGGCGTACTGTTCTGCCTGTTCTTTTGTCTCAAATGGGCCTTCTAGCTGACCATCAGGTCTGCGTACACCAAACCCCTGCCTTACATTTCTTCTTTTCTTAGCAGTTGAGGTTATCTTTGTACTACGTTTTAACTTTTCTAAATCTTTAGATTTGTCATCAATCTCTTTTCTAAGTCTAGCTATCTCATCTTTGACCTTCAGTTGTTGTTCGCTTGCATCTGGTCTGACTTCGTCCTCTGTAAGAACGTCTTGATTGAGGAGTGAAGCTTTCTTGGACTCAATCGTTTTGTTTTTATCTTCAATTTCTTTTGCGATTCGTTTTGCTTTTCTAGCCCTTGTATCATTAACTTGTGCCTCGTATTTCTGTGCTTCTTCAAAAGTCTTAAACTTCTTACCGCCTTTAAGTTTTTTACCTTCTACAGTTACTTCAAAATCCGTCGGTGCTTCTTCTCCAATCTTTGCTCCCTCTACCCTTTGTCCTTCTGGAAAATCTACTGGCTCAATGGTTGAACCATCAGGCAGGTCACTAGGGACTTCGTTGGAAAAGTTAAATGATGTTTTTAATACTTCCCTTACTTGTGCTTTAGGGTCATTTTTAGCCGCTTTTTCTGCTTGCTTTCTTGTATCAAACTGTGTTGTTTGAGTTCCTTTTTTAAGAGTTCTTACAACCTCAAATGCAGGCTTAGTTCTTTCCTGTAAATCTCCTCTTTCTCTGGCTGTTCTTAATATTGATTCAGCATCTGCATCGTTCTCTAGTTTTGTAAAATCTTTAATCTCTTTTATTGCTTCTTCTTTGCTAATGCTGTTTTTGTTATTCAATCTCAATATGTTTCTAAGACCGTTTAAACCTTGTTCATACTGTTTATCTGAGAATCTGGTAGCGTTTGTGCTAAATACAGCTCCCGGATTATTGCCAACATTTTGTAAAGCTTCAAATATAGCAATACGTTTTATGTTTGTTATCCCTCTGCCCTCTATAGGTTCTCCTCTAGCGAACACATCAGAGCCTATTGTTCTTCTAATTAGACTGTTAAATACATCTCCTCCAGCGGTTATACCCATTTCATCTGCTAGATTCTCTATCTGCTCAAATGAAATCTTTCTATTTAAATCTATATTTTTTTCTTGTAGTTTTGCCGCTATTATTTTGTCTAGTTCTGTGTCGTATTGCTCTGGTTCTAGGGCTTCAAATACATCTTCCATAGAGTAAGAAGAAATGTTTGGTCTTCCTAACTCTCTTCTCTTTTTGTTTATTTGATTTTTTGTTTGATTGTCTAAACCATCTGCGTTTACATTCCCTAAGAAGTTTTGAACAGGGTTTTCCTCTTCTACGTCTTGTACAAATACAGGGTCACCATATACATCTTCTGGTTTAGGTTGATATCCAAGTTGCAAAGGTTCGTCTTTTGTGATGTCCTCTTCAACTCTTTCTGCTTTTTCTGCGACCTCTGCTTTGTCTCTGGCTAATTGTTGACGAACTTTATTAGCATCTGTTCTAGCTGTAGCCTTTTGATAAACACTACCAGCACCACCAAGTGGTCCTCCAACAAGGGCGGCACCATATAGTGAGTCCATATACTCTGACATTGCTTCGTCATCAAGAAGGTTTAAACCTAAGTTGTTACGAGAAAGCATGGCTTGGGCAACTTCAGTTGCTCCCTCTGCGCCAGCTCCTTTTAACAGTCCTTTAAAAGCCTCTGAGGTTAGTCTGTTTTTTGCTATACCTTCTAGTCTCTTTAACTCTTTAGCTTTATCTTTTACTTCAAAAAGTTTTTTTGCTTCTGGTCCTAAAATGTCTGCAAATATTTTTCTTCCAAATTTAGGAATTAATAAAGCAAATTCTGAACCTGCTTGAGCCAAAGCTGTTGCGTAAGCTGGGTCAAAATCTAAAGGCTGTCCTTTTTCTAGTTTTTGCTGTGCTTCTCTTTCTGCTTCTGCTCCAAGATTTAAGAAAAATGAAGGTGTAAGCAATCCGGCTGTGCCTAATAAAAGAGCTGTTTTAGGGCCAAAATATCTACCTTTTTTAATACCTGCTAGGGCTCCAGCTATACTTCTTCCTGCAATAGCTCCGAGTCCAGTTGATGCTAAAAATGGAATTTGCTCTTGTGTAGCCGGTATTATTTGTGACCCTACCTCACCTAAAGCAGGGAAAAGTCCTTTTTTTTCAAATACATCTTTTACTTTTGAAAAGTCTGCTCCGCCTGTATACCTAGCCCCTATGTCTTGTTGTTCTAGTAATGCTCTTCTAGCTATTTCTGGTCTAGCAGATTCTGGGCTGACCAAAGCTTCAAGACCAGTTCCTACTGTTGTTCCAAAAGACTTTAAGCCTTTGGTAAAAGGAGCTTCTTCTGGGGCTGGAAATTCTTGAGGTAGATTTCTTCTAAGAAGCATCAAAGCTTCTTGTTGACTCAAATTATCAGGGATTTCTGTAGCAACAAATCCAGATGGTAATGTTAAGCTATATGGCATACTATGGCGTTGTTATTGTTGGGGCCAATGGGTCTTTAACTATGCTTCCAAAAGTACCTGTTCTAGGTGCGTCAGTAATAGGCGCCGACAAACCTTGGTTTCTAAGTAAAGCTTTTTGGTAAGCCTCATTTAAAAGTCTTTCTTCTTCAGCTATATATCTAGGGTCAGAGGGTACTAAATTCATTTTATTTGCATATATAGCCATCTTTACTCTAACATTTTTTTGTATCTCAGCTTTTTCAGCCGAAGAAAGTTTCGTAGCAGAACTTGACCTTAAATTGGGGTCACTTCTTCTATAAAAATCTGCTTTCTGTAAAGTGTATTCTATATCGGCTCCTGTTTTAGCTATCTCAAGATTAGTGTTGATATCTTCGGCAAACAAAGCTTTTGCTGTTGTGGATTTTCTCAACGACCTTTCTTCAAGCATTTCTGCTTTTTGTAGATTCTTTAATCCAGCCTCTTCTGCTCCTCTGCTGTAATTATTTTCTGATTCAGCGTAAGCAATCTTAGACTGTAGTAAATCCTTCTTAGAATCTATAATATCTTCTCTGCCTTCTTTATAAGCTTTTTGGAAACCCTCTAGCCCTTTTCCTAACCATTGTAAGTTCTGGCCTCCGGGCGATTGCAATATAGCCGCGCCAGCTTGTATTAAAGCATCGTTCAAATTATCAAATTTTAGTTTTTTGATTCTTTCTTCTTCTTTTTTAATTTCATCTTTTAAGAATCTCAAAGGATTTTTTATTTCTTTTTTGTATTTATCAACACCCTCTTGATATATTTCGTCTCCTGTTTTACCTTTATTTATAATGTTTAAAATATCTTTGTTTGCTTGTTTAATTCCAGCAAGCTGGTCTGTAAACGAAGTATCTAAAGTGCTCATCTTTTTAAGGTATGACTGTTTTTGTTTTTGCATTCCAGTTCTCTGGTCTATGTCACTCCCTACATTTCCCTCTTTTTCTTCCGTTGACGCAGGGTCGTAAGGGTCAAAGCCTAATTTTTCCGCATTTTTTTGTAAATTAAAAGTTGGGAATCCTTTTTGTTCTGGAGTTAGACCTTGTCTTATTAGAGCATCTTGTATCATTTTTTGATTTCTTGGGTCGCTTGCAACTCTTTTTCTCATTGCTTCTCTTGACTTTGAGTATTCATCAAATGTTCTTTGTTTACCAGCCTCATCTTTAAATGTTGCTGTTCCAACTCCTTTTATACCTTCTTCTTCCTTTCCTTGTATTCTTTTTAATCTTTCTGCCAAACTTTCTTGTGCCTCTTTTATTTCTTTAGGGTCGGTAGAGAAAATTTCAGTGGTTTTATCCATGAGCGTCCCCGGTGCCTCTAAAAGACCTCGTCCAAAGATTTTGCCTGCCTCAATAACCTCCTCTCCTTTCGGTCCTATAAATTCTTGAAACTGAGACTTAACAGGAGGTTGAAACTCTTCTAATTCGTTTTGTCTACCCGCTCCAATTATATCTATCCCTAATGAGCCGTCTTTATATATTTTTGGGCCGTTAGGAACCTGTATGTATTCTCTTCCGTCAGTATCGTCTATTAGTATCTGTTCACCCTTCATAAGTAATTCATTAAACACAGCTCCGCCATTATCAAAAGCAACTAACCCACCCTCAGCCATCTGCTGTGGTTGTGGTCTTGGGGGCATAGGCATTTGTTGAGGAGGTCCGGCCATCGCTACATCTTGTGCGGCAAGACTTTGCATGGCTTGTGGAATAGCGTTTAAACCCATTACATCTTCTGCAACTGTTGTACCGGGCTCTTGCTTCGCAACATTGTCACGCATTCTTTTTCTTCTTGTTAACTCAGAAATTACAAGATAAGCCGGATATGCTCCGGTGGGATTTGTAACTTCGTTCTGTAAAAATGAGTCAGGTACGTCTTTAAGTTGCTCTGATAATTGTACTAAATTCATTATGGCTGTCCTTGTAAACTTCTATAAAGCCCATAAGCTGGTAACCCAGTTCCAACAATCTGTTGTAAAGCTGTCTGAGGAGCCTGATATAAAGCTTCTCCTCCTCTGATATTTCCTGTACCTCTAAGAATATCTGACATAAATTGTAATCTTTTGTATGGGTCTTTTTGTCTTGCCTGAAACTGTTGTTGTAAGAAATCAAGCTGTCTTTGGTCTTCAATCTGCTTTTGTTTGGCAATAGCGTCTTGAAGTTTTAATTGTCCCATTTCAGTGGCGGCCTCAGCCTTACCTATATCTGCCGCTGTAGCACCGGCTAGTCTTAATTGCTCCAGTCCCTTAAGACCAAGGCCCGCTCCGAATTGTCTTGATTGTTCTTGTGCTCTTTGTGTTTCTAAGAATCTCATTTGATTAGCTAACGCGGCTTCTTGCGCTTGCCTTGCTCTTAGTTCTTGTACACCTAATTGAGCCGCTCTGTCACGTTCAAATTGAGCCTGAGCCTGCTCAAAGGCTTTTTGTCTTCCGGTAGCTTCTATATCACCTAGTTGTTGACCTAAAGCTTTTTCTCTTTCTGCTTGAAGTAAAGCTTGCCTTGCTCCTCCGAGCGTTCCTCTTCTTGCCGCTCCCAGATTTGCTCCCAACTGGGCTTTTTGGGCATCTTCTATTGCTCTTCTTTTTTGTACATCCAAAACCCTTTGCATATAAGGACTTTCATAAGCCTGTGCCTCTGCCGCACTAAACTGTCTTACAGGGTCTAATTGTGGCCCCCTGACCCTTTCCATACCGAAAGCAAAAGGATTGTACTGAGAAGCCTGTAAAGCCCTCTGACCAGACGCTTCTGCCATTTGCTGACCACTTAAAAATCCTCTAGGTAGTTGTAACCCAGCGGCTCTTTCTCTTACTTCTCTTTGTCTTACAGTAGGGTCCGCAAACGCTTGACCCTGATACTGGGGAGTTGGAGTCATAGTTAAGGCTTCTGTTCTTCCCAGAAGACTCTCCATGTATGGCTTCGCATACTCCGGTATGGTTGTTTGACTTACGCTACTTGGGGCACTGCCACCGCCTTTACCCATAACAAATCCTTATTCTAGTGGTAATTGAAACGTATCCCAAAGAAATTCATGTCCATGACCCTTTAATGCTTTTGCCCAGCCTCTTCTACCTGTGGCTTCTAAACCGTCACATTTCATATCTATAGCAAAGTTTTTCAGCATTACAATCATTTCATCTTTCCACGTATCTAACTCTTTACCTCCGCAAAAAGCCATACATAAAAATTTCTTTTTGGGATAAACCAAAATATGTGTAACAACGGCACCTTTTATCTCTTTATCATCAAATGCGACCCAAAGGTGATGGTCATATTTGTGCAATGCAAGATATAAATCTTCTATCTCATATCTTCCATTTGTATATTCTAAAGCATTCTGCAAATATCCTTTTATCTCTTTCCAACAAGTATTTATATACTCTGTAGGAACATGGGAGATTTGTATCATGCTGGCATTAATGCGGCAGGGTCAACCTCCGGTGCCTGCATTTTTCTACCTGTCCTTTCTGTTCTAACTCTATCCATCATTCCGTGTAATCTTTTAGCTCCGGCGTCAGATGAACCGTTACCTATTCCTGATACGACATCAGCGGGTATTACAAACTCACCGTCTGATAATCTTGCCTCCATTTTACCATCAATATTAGCTCTTATCGAGTCGCTCATACCATCTCCTCGACCTGATAAAAGTCTTCCGCCTTGTTGCATTCTAACCTGACTAGCTAATCCGGGTATTACTCCTCCTGACCTAGCAGGGTATGGTTCTAAATCTGTAAACATTCCTGTTGATGGGTCATAGGAAGAAGGTCTAATCATGGATGGACCTCCGGGCATTGTGTAATCCATTTCTGTTTCCAGAGCTGGAGTTAATGCTGTAAGACCAGACATTGTTAAACTTCCAGCACCTCCAGCGGCTTGTAATGCTCTAGGGTCTCTTCCTATGGCGCCTAATCCTTCTTGAACAGAGGCAAATCTTTCAGCTCCTGTACCTAAATTGCCATATTGCGTAGCCGCTTGTTTAGCAAGGTCTGCTCCTTGTAAAGCAGGGCCTTGCATGGTAGTCGTAATAGGTTGTGTCTGTATTGCTGTTCCAATATTAGGTATAGGCGCTCCTCCTGCCGCTTGTCCGGCGGCTTGATATGAAGTAGCCGTTGTTGCTGGCGCACCTGAAGTCACTGCTTGTTGTCCAGCTTGCGCGGCAGATGCGGCCTGTCCTGCTTGACCTAAACTCTGTGATAGATTAGCGCCTCCAAAAGCTCCAAGTCCGGCTGTCAAGCCTTTACCTATATCTTTTGTGGCTATCGCTGTTCCAACTCCTGTAGCAAGACCAGCCTGAAGGGCTGTTAGTCCTAATCCTGTCTGTAATCCTGCTCCTAATAATGCTGGTAAAAAAGGTAACATTTCAAATCCTCACGATATTGTCACTGTAACTGAACCAATTCCAGAGATACTAGATACTCCCGTAGGATAAGTATCTCCGGGTAATAGTATCTTAACATCTCTTCCGTCTCTAAATAAACTAAAATTAGGCAGACCTGCCGTATCTTCCGGTAAGTCAGTAAGCACTAAACCCTCTAAATGTAGAGGATTCTCAGAATCTAATTGTCTAAAGTATATTTGAATAACTTTTAATAATTGTTCAAAATACTGCCTATCATACTCCTCCCTTGGTAAGGGTAAAGCTGGAGCACGAAATGACCTCATTGCCATTAGCGTCTCCCATCTGGCTTGCCATCCAATCTTGGAGAACCCAATTTCCAAGTTGTTCCAATAGTATCGGACGTTATTTTAAAACCTATCTGTCTTGCTCTAGCCCTCAAAAATATTTGATTACTATATACTCCAACAGATGTTTCAATGACATTCTTATCTTGAATATCCCTGTGTACGCTTCCTGAAAAATCTCTAGGTCTTATTGTCATTTTAACACTGGGCTCACTTGCATTGGAACCAGTAAAGTCTAAATCAGGCAAAATTCTTTTGACTAAAGTAAATTTTTCTCCATCTGATATATCAAAGTCCGAACTTGTAATAAAAGATGTCATAGCCGAACCATCAGCATCCACTCCTCTTTCATGGTCATAGATTTTCTCTGACTCAACACTTTGAGGGAACTGTCTTAGAGTAGCGTCTAGCCAAGCAGACCTGTTTAAACTTCCGTAAAACCATAATCCATCTTTGTAGTTATATGTTATATACGAATCGTTAATGTTGCTATCAGCGGATGGATAAAACCACCATACTTCGTTGCGGGACTCTATTGTTCCTGCATAGACATATGACAAAGCATCAAAGTTAATATTGTCAAACACATGGTCTCTTAATGAACATGGCAAAGTATTAATACGTCCATCATAAATATAAAACTTATCTGTGCCCATCCAATACAAAACATTACTTGCTGATATAACGCTTCTTGGCCCAGCTATAGATACGTTGGACTCCAGTTCCTGTAGACCGAATACTTCAGATGTCCCTAAGAATTGTAAAGAGTGCACAGAGGCATCCGTAAATACCAATATTTCTTGTCTTGTTTTTGCGGCAGTTACAATTCTTGTGCCACTACTTACTTTTAAAAACCCAGCGCTATTCGTTATCTCTGGTCTAAAGTTTTCAGGCTCATCTTGATTTGAGAATCTTATAAGCAAGGGGTCAAATGTCCCCGTGTCTTCAGCTTGCACAGTAGCGTCATAAGGTGTTGCTCCAAAAGCTAACAAATGTCTATCTGTCTGAGATACAAATATCTGCCCCACCTCTGCTGGGATATTTTTTGCATTTGACCTTGTTGACATTTTTACTGCTCTTGTGCCTAACACTGCCGTAGGGTCTGTGGCAGAGCCTCTTTCCCAATAATATATCTTCCCTTTCCCGTCGGTGTTTACATTCATAATTAAGTCATTGTCAAAATTATCAAAAAACCAAACTGTCAAAGGTAGTATCACTGGTTGTAAAGAGCCTGAACCCCAGCCAAGTCTGCCCCATGTTCCTGTGTCCCACCCGTAACCAAAAACCAATGTTCCATTTCCAACAGGTATTTCATAGGTTCCTGTCGCACTAGAACCGCCGTTTCCAGTATCTGATGCGCTTGCAGTAGCAGTGGCACTAATTTGATAATTGTTTGAATCTATTACGCTGTCTATCTCATAGTTTTGATTTAAGACATCTGCTGTTATATTTCCTCCTAGAGAAGAAGCCCCGGCAAAGGTAACAAAATCTCCTGTGTTGGTTCCGTGAGCTGTAGCATTAATAACTACTTCGGTAGAGCCAGCAGAAGCTGAGAACGTATTAATAGTCATTGTTGCAGAAGGAGTATCTCTCAATGGGGTGATGTCATTAAAGTTTGTTCCTACTTCTAAATAAACCTTTTGATTTGTCCCCATTGCTAATATATTGTCACCGAAAGATGTAATCCATCCGAACATCCCTCTACAAACACCTTGAATTTCAAACGGACTATACCTCTCCCATCCTCTTAATTTTTCAGGGTAACCATCTAAAAACCTAACCTTGTCGCATTCAAACCATCCGCCTTCGTTTGAATAATTAGTTACGTTCCTATTTATACCGGGTCTAAACTGTAGTTTTTGTAAAGCCATATTAATATGACCAGATTGTTGGTCTTGGTCTTTCTGATGAATTTTCTATGGTGTCTAGGTGCAAAAATCTACTTGCGCCCGACCCTTTTTGTGCGATTCCAATTCCTGTAAAACCTTTTTGCAAAGCTAAACTTAATAAATAAAAAGCATCTCCTCTCGATACAGATATATCTGCCGCTTTTCCTGTAGTATGCGCCCCCGGAGAACTTTTTTTAGCTTCAATAGGATGAGTTACATCTCTAAAACCAGAATTTATTTTCATGGGCTTACCATAAGCCATTCGTAAATCATTAAGTTTTGATACAAAATCAGAATCCATTTCGCATTTGCCTGTATGCGAACATTTGAACTCGTGTATAGAGAAATAAGTGCTTGTGTTCCAATCCATCATTTTTTCTTCCTTTGCTTAGAGCTTTTTTGTTGCATACCTTTCATGCTTCTTTCAATCAAATCAGCTTGGCCTTTATGCAAAGCAGAAGCCTTTCGTAACTCTTTTACTAATTTTTTTTGCTGTGCAATTGTTAAATGTGGCATTTTTTACCCTTTCAAATTAGGTTCTTTTTTTATTAATCCTTTAATTTCTTCTGTTTTGTCTTTACTGCCTACTGAACTGCCAAAGTAGTAGGAACAAACTAATCCCACTAAAGTTGTTAAGTTACCCAACAAAAATATTAAAATATCTTTGTTTGCAGGTGTTACCTCAAGAAATAATATAACAGCAAACAGGGCAAACGCTAATCCTACAATGCCAAGGGCAAGTAGACTGGTGATAATTTTATTTAACCATGGACTGTGTTCACTGGTAGAGATAGCCATTTCACGTTTTCTAGCGCTATCTTTATCAGCAAATTCAGCCTCCATGCGTTTGAGACTTCCATCTTGCTCCATCTTTTTTAATTCTTTTAATGCACGTTGTTTTGCTTGTGGGTCGGGAATTAATTTATCCACAAGCTTCTCTCCTATTGGTAATAACCCTGATATTAAATTAAGCACTTGTCTTTTCCTTTTCAACTTTGTAAAAAAACTTCTCTAGTTTGCAACCTGCATTTGTTTCTGATTCAAACCAGTTAAACCCTCTTCTGGTGTTAGCACACCAGTAGTAGCACAAACCTCTTTCCACCCATTGTAATTTACACCAATATTGACCACGCTTAGGTACGATAGTAGCAATAAATGTCATGCACATAATGTTTAAACAAATTTCAATCATTTACTAGCCTCCACAATTGCTGTCCACGTAAAATGTAATAACCATAGTAAAATTAATACAAGGGTTCCAATTGCCACACCCATTTTTGTGTTATATAAAAAAGCTTTCCTCCTTCGCATCTGATTGTATATTTGAGCTTTACGTTTGGCTTTGACCTCCCTACGTATCTTAATGAAGGCTCTATAGCCATAAGGCCCATCCATGCCAAGATGGTGGAGTTTTCCCCATGTAAATTCATGCTTAATTGCGTCTTCCATCTCTTTAATTTTCTTTTTTGCAATAAGTTCATCAAATGCTTCTGCCGTTTCGCTTTTGTCCCATGTTAACTTTTGCCACAGTGTAGGACGTTTAAACTTTCTTTCTTGCCCCATCCATTCTTGTAAATCAGAAACATGTCCACTCCAAGTCGATAACTGTCGAAAGATACTTTCTAGGTCTTGGCCTACTTGAATAGCCTTTTTGACTCCATTGAAGGCTAAATTTGCGGCGCTCAATGCTGTGATTGGGTCTATCAACACTATACTCCACTAGCGGAATTTCCATCTAAACTTATACTAGGCCAATCACTCCATGTTCTTGGGTCTGCACTGCCTATCGTAGCAGGGACATTTCTTAACGCCTGTCTATAACTAGCCATAGCACTAGGCATAGCTGTTCCTGTTTCTGCTTTTCTAATTGCAGACCAATCTGTTTCTTTTAACATGTTGTCTCTTTGTGAACGTATTTTAGCCATAGCACTGTTTTTGGAAGCTGTGATTTCATCAGCAGTCATGTCTGTTTTTTCTACAGTAAATACATATGTACCAGATACATAAGGTGTAGCACCTGTTAGTCTTTCTGTTAAAACATTATATGGTTTATGCTTGTTTACTTTTTTATAACCTCTAAGGGCTAATTGTTCATCGGTAGGTACACTACGAAATACTTTTGTGTAATGTACTATTTCTCCAATAAGACCTCCTGTTACTTTCGCAATATACATTTTATCTCCTATTTGTTCGGATAAGATTTTGTTGGGGCTGTAAAGGTTGAAGTGTATCTAGCTACTCTTGTTACCCTAATCTCATCTAGCTTTCCTTTTAACTGATATAAAGCTGAATTAGGGCCATTAAACGTAGTGCCTAATGCAAAATTTCTACCTGTAAGAGTTGTATTTTCAGTAGCAGTATTTGTGCCTAAACTTGTACCGTTTTTAAATAAGTAATGTGTAGTGCCATCTTTTACTAAAGCTATATGATACCAAGTGCCAGTGACTATTGAATTATCATCCCATGTGTAAGTGCTTGTGTGATATACAAGTCTCCAATCCGTATTCCCATTATCATAATAAAATTGATACTCTGAACCTGACCCATATTTGCTAAATAAAGTATGTAATCCATCTAAAATATCAAATTTAACAAACATCTCCCATGTCATGTCTCCTCCATTTGGAGTAAATAATTCTCTAGGTTCTGTATTTACTGCTTGAAGATAATCAGTACCATCAAAAACTAAAGAACCTGTACCAATTTTTTTATCAGTTGTTGTAATTCGTGTATCACCTACTCCCAATAAAATGTTTTTCATTGTGTGGTCAATAATACCAGCATTGTCAAATTTAGTTAAAGCTAAAGTATTAGCTGTGTTTGATAAAGGCGCTGATGGTACTGTTAAAGTAGCACTAGTTATGTCATAGACTGCATTATTAGTTGCTCTGAAGCTTGAATAAAAACCCTTTGCATATCTGGTACTTGAGAACCATTGCGAACCTAAATAAGCGACTGTTGCACCAGTTCCAATATCTCCTGTATCGGTAAATTGATTTGTCCGAACACCGTTAATGTAAAATGCACAGTTATTTGAACCACTACCAGACCTTGTGAGTACTATGTGATGCCATTGAAAATCTAGATAAGAGTTATTTGGAGTTGTAAAATCTGCTGAATACCCACTTACTAAACTACCTGTAAGAGCATTGTTAGAAGTTACACCTATATTAATAATATTCCCATAGCCACCCCCTATACCCATACTAAACAGACCCGGATACCCTGTTAACCCCCCTACTGGGTACCACCAAAATTCTATAGTAAAATCTCCGTCTCTGATTGTATCAAATGCACGAGGGTCAAAGGCTATTTTTCCTGAGTCGAAGAAAGCACTACCACCAACCGCATCTTTAGTGTATGACCTAGATGGTGCAAAGGGTGAGAATGGTTTAATTTTTGCTGTGCCTTGTGGTAAAGTAATTGCAAATCCATTTGTAGAATTATCAACAAATTTATTTGATTGACATATTAAAACATCCGTATTTGATATAGCTGTTAGTGGAGTTGAAGGAACTGTAAAAGTATCTGTATAAACTGTATCATTTACAACTCTTAGGTTTGAAATATAACCTTTATAAGGCCCTGAATTACCGCCATCATTAAATACACCTACTCCAAAAAATGTACTTGATAAATTTAAACTAAATGAAATTGTTTTTTCTAATGCACCATTAACATACATTTTAGTTTCATTTGTTCCTGTACCCTCACGAACTACAGCTAAATGAGTCCATTCATTTAAAGGAATATCTGTTGTACCATTTAAACCTGATATTTGAAACTTACCGCCATTTAGTTTAAATATAATTCCATCAGTAGCTCCATTAGCTGACCTACTATCAATCAAACATGAGTTACTGTTGTTTTGAGGATATACCCACATTTCCATTGTAAAATTGCCAGTACCAATTGTAGCTGTATTTGTTAAATTTAATTCATCATCAACGCCATCAAAATAAACAGACCAATACCCATCTTCTAAACTAAACGGGCTGAATGTACCTAATGATGCGCCGCCATCAGCAACGATAAGATTATTGTATTTAGAGTCATCTACAAACCCTACGTTACGAACTGCTCCTGAGTATTGGCATGTAAGTAGTTTAGTTTCTGAACCAGTAGATGCTAATGTTGTTGTTGGAATTGTGTATGTAGTGCCAGAGGGGTCATATACTGCCGACCCTTTAACTGCTCTAATATCTGACATATAACTATTCATGTCATAACCACCAGCATGGTATCTGCCAATATCTAAATTAGAAAAACTAACATTACTATTATGAGTAGCTGTACCTACTCTATTCCCATTAGAAAATAGAGAAACAGTAGTTCCCTCTCTAACTAAAGCTACATGATTCCATACATCCTTTACTAAAGAACCAGCACCTGTGCCTGTTATTACATTAGCTCCATTATAAAAATACAAATATCTAGGGCCATTACCTGTATCATAACCTAGTTGTGTAGATGTGTTTTGTGGGGCTGATAAGAAGATATGAAAACCTAATGCTTCATTTGGATAAATCCAAAACTCTAATGTAAAATCTCCTGTACCAAAATCTAAATCGGTAGAGGTTGGAATATTTAAATAATCTCCAGTACCATCAAAATATCCAGAACCTACATTCGCAGTTTTACTTTGTGTAAATGGCGTGTTGGTAGATATTTTATTATCGCCTCCAGATGTTAAAGTAACTGAAGTATTGCCGTTATTTACAAGTCTATTACTTTGATGCAAAAGAAGTGCTGTATCACTATCAGCAGTTAAAGGAGACGTAGGAGTAGCAATTGACCCTCTATTAGCACCATTAATTAAAATAAAATTATTATAATATCCAAAATAATTATCTTGCCCTGCTCTTACTCCAAATGTCCCTGTATTTATAGCAGGGATAGTTCCTGAACTTGTAGCACCGCCACCGTCAACATAACTACCATTAATACTTACTCTAAATGTACTTCCTGTTCTATCAACTTGAATCCACTGCCATTGATTAAGAGCAATAGCTGTTGTAAAGTTTATTGTTATAGTCCATGTAGTACCTGCATCTACTAGTAATTGATTGTGAGCAAGAATAACACTTGTTGCGCCTGTATCTGCATATAAAGTAGTTCTACTATTACCTCCGGAATTTAAAGCCTGTCCTATTACGTTATTACATCCAAGAGGGTAAACAAACATACCTATTGTAAAATTATTAGTGCCTAATGTAATACCAGTACCATGACTATCGCTAGATGAAAGAGCCTGAGAATATCTACTCCAGTACCCATCAGCATAATAATATGGGCTAAAGTCATTACCATAAGCACCACCTTCAACAGCAATATTATGAGCTGATGTAGAGTTATCTCTAAATGCTTTGTAGTTTGGGTCACCTAAGTTTGAAGTATTTCCTTCACCTTCAGAACCATCTGCATGAAGAAGTAATATAGTTTCGTTAAAGTTAGGGTCTGTTGCTTCTTCTGCGGCACCTAAACCATAGCCCAGTGGTTTTACTCCGGCTCCTCCTAATATCCCTTTTATCGGCATTAGTAAGTGACCTTTCCAAACTGAGTTTGAGAAGCTAGGCAAGTATACTGTGCTGTGCCGCTACCCCCATCTGCTCCTCTAGTTATGTTTACTAAATAACTATCTATGCCAGCGGCATTACCTTCTGATGGTGCAGTAGTGCCTCCTTGCCAGTGAACAGGTGAAGCCGTGGCTCCATCTATTTTTATAGCTGTTAGATAGTAGGCTGTGCTACCCATACTTGACTCAAAAGCAAATGATGTTGTTTGACCTACTGCTACAGTTGCAGAAAAAGCGGTGCTGGCATTTCCTCTAAAATTAAGTTCAAAGTTAGCCGCCGCATCGTTTGTTCTAAGTTCAACATTGTGACTTAATATATCAAAGTTAATTGTGCCAGTAGCACTTGTAGTGGATATAGAAGTTCTTTCTCTAAGATTGTTTTGAAAAGCAACCTGACTAACCATTGTTGATATATCTGCTGTGCCTGTTCCTAGCGTTACATCATCAAATGTTTTATTTACTAATGTTTGTGTAGCAAGCTCTGACACCAATGTTGAGTCAGCGCTTTTTGGTAAGAGCATAGTGTTGTCAACTGCCTCACTATGTGGCTGTGCCTTTATTCTTTGACCATGTGAATTGACTCTACAGTTAAGCTGAATTGCTCCGTCGGTGGAGCCTCCTCCTCTAATTTCTGCAATATATGAAGTGGGTTCTATAATTAAATTTCCAGAAGAGTTTTTGTAATAACCTGTGACTGTATGTGTGCCGCCTACTCCTACATTGCCAGTAAAATTAGCGCTAGCATTTGCCGTGAGAACCCCTCCTACAACAACAGTATCTGCTGTAGCATTACCTATATTAACATTGCCACTAAGTCCTGCACTACCAGTGACATTAAATGTACCACCTACTGAGGTATTGCCTCCTACATCAAATGTTCCACTTACAGAGGCGCTACTGCCTACACTAAGGGTTCCCGTCACAACCGCAGTAGAAAGATTCGTGGTTCCTCCTGCTGAAAAATCACCGCTAACATTTAAACTTCCATCAGCAGATATATTTTTAGATGTGGTAGCGGTCCCTATATTTAAAGTTCCTCCAACAGATGCATTGCCACTAATCTCAAATGTGCCTACAACATTAGAGCTTGTAAATGTATTTATTGCATTTGTCACCCCTGCGGAGTTTAAACTGTATACAAACGCTGATTTACCTGCTGGGACTAATACGGTTGGCGATGATGTGGAGTTTTTAACAGTCGTATCTACTGCTAATCCGTTATTGATGATGTAGCTTTTTTGTATATCAGGTACTTGAAGTATCTGCCCCGCTGTGCCTGTGCCAGTTAGATTTAAACGAAAACCTCTGCCGATTTGAGGAGGGTCAGAAAAATCTGTAATAGATAAAGCCACAGTTGCGGTGCCTGCAAATGTCACATTGTTTGTCTGACATATAGCCTCTTCTATACCTCTTAAATTTGTATTTGTCTTATCTCCCCAGTCGCCGATGTTTTCACCGTCAACCATTATTTCAATTTTTAAATCTGGTGATGCTGATGAAGCCATCTGAATCTCCTATACTTTCTGTCTTAATGTTTGGCTTGGCTTAACATATTTTTTAGCAACTTCCTCTGCTCTGCTTTGCGTATTACCTTTTGGTTTTACTGCAATTTCACCTATCGCCTTACCGTTTTCTAATATCTCAAATATATAAGTCAATGTTATTCCCAATATATGTATATTCTACCGTTTGTGCCGTGCGCTCCTGCCGGAGTCCCACCTTGTCCAGAGCCACCTCTTATCGGGTCATCACTTTGATGTGGAGTTCCATTTTCTTCTCCTGTGCCACTTGCTGGTGCTGTAACTCCATCACTAACAAAAGGAGAATTTATAAAACCTGACCCTCCTCCGCC